AAATTCTATTCTTTCATCGCTATCACTAATACCTATAGAGGTATCGTCTGCCATAACGATATTTCCTTTAAATGTAGCAGTTGAATCACTATGATTTAATGATAATACATTTTGTACTGTACCAGATGAATTACCATTAAAAAATTGCAAGTTATCAGTTGAATCTTCTCTTGCTCCAATAAACCATCTTTGATTACCACCAGTTTGCACTTCAAACCCAGCGTAATCTGAAGTATCAACTCTATCAACGATAGACCTAATACCTGAACCAGCTGTAGTCATTCTGGCGGCTATGTCATTATCACCAACCACTATTCCTTGATTATAATGCCAAGAATCTGTTGAATTAGTCCATAAGATTGTTTTATCACTATCGCTAGACTTTAATGTAATACCGCCACCATCTACTGCTGAATCAGCTCCTTCTGAACCGCTAGGTGAGTGAGCTAACTCAATCATCTTGTCATCAATTTGAAGAGTGGCAGAGTTAACAGTAGTCGTTGTTCCGTTTACTGTAAAATCTCCCCCAACGGTTAATGCACCGCTAGTTGATACAGCCCCAGCATCAGAAACGCTAAGACCTTCATCTCCACCATCATTGGAAACGTATTTACCGTTAAGCTTTAAATTTCGCCTAAGACTGTGATGGTCTCTTGTTACTTTACCAGCCATTTTCTACTCCTTAATTGTAGTATACATATTGAACATCTTCACCGTTGACACTCGCAACAACGTAGACATCATTAACATTATCTATATCTAGACTATATACATCTCCAGCATAAAGCCCAATTCCATTTGCCGCTGTAACACCGCTACCGCCAACATATATTATTCCAGTATTTGCGATTGCCGCCATAACATCAATGTGTTTACAGGCTTGAGATGATGCTAAAACTTCAGCGGAAGTTCCAACATCCGTATTATTACCATGACCAATAGAACCAAAACCGGCTGGCTGAACATTTGAAGTAACATCTACATCACCAATATCCACGCCTGAGTTAGCCGCTAATTTTCCAATAGCCGCACTACCAGCTGGTAAAGAACCAACTACATCAACTTGCATTTCGCTACCGCTAATTGCGTTATCTAATAACTCTACAGCAGTTTCAATGGCTTCTGTGTCAACTTTAATAGTATCAAGAACTGCATCTATCTCTGTATTCTTTGTAAGAATATTATCTAATACTGCATTGTCTGTAGCGGAAAGATTTGCGGTTACTGTACCATCAACTGTTAAAGCTCCACCGCCATCATCTACACTAACCACACCTGTAGAGTCGTTAGCTAATGTTACTCTCAATGCTCCTGATTCAGCACCGCCCCCTGTAGGAGCATCAGAACCAGCTAAATTAATATTTACATTTGCATAATTAGAATCATCCCAATCATCAAGAACTTGAACCGCAGTTTTAATTGCATCTGTATCTGCATCAATTGCTGTAAGTAAAACTTCAATAGCCGCATGGTCAACATTTGCCGCAGTTAATAAAGTTTCTATTCCATCAACATGACCTATAATTGTGGATTGGTTAGCGGCTGTAGCGGCTCCAGATGGCAATGCACTTGACAAAGCATCTACTTGTAAATGACCATCGGAATCTACAAGAGGAACATAGCTCGTGCCTCCTGAACCAGTTTTCACCGTATGCGAAAACATTAACATTGAATCTTCAGCTTTATCAGTATGAACCTCAAGATTTATATCGGAACCCTCTGTTGTAAGGGTTACGTTATCAATATCAACTTTTAGAGCATCTTCTGCTGTATTTAAAACTATATTTAAAGCTTCCTGAACGGAATACTTGTGTGCATCTGCCATAATTTTCTTCCTCTCTAAGGCTTATGACTACCGTGAACGAGACCGTATCTCGGTAGGATTATTTCTTCTTTTTCTTTTTAAAACTTTTCTTTGCTGGCTTTTTTTCTTCAAAGGGTGCCCAGTCATCTCTTCCCTTAATTCTTGACCATCCTTGGCTTTCTAAAAACTCTTTCTTTTCAGGATGTTTATTATCCTCAAAAGTTTCTACTCTGCCTCGTGATGGATGTTTCCAATATTCCATAATATCTCCAATTTAATGGGGGCAGAATTAACCACCCCCATAATAATAATAGACTATTAAATGTTAGCTAACGCTACACCTTTAATGTTGTCAGAATCGTCTATGATTTTACATCCATATAACAAATCAGAAACCAGCTTGGTTCCTAATGCGTCTATAGAATATTCACTCTGCACTCTAACTTCTTGCTGTGAAGCAAAAACACACGCAGATTTGTGAAAAACCGCACCAGCGACTGTTCCATCTGTTCCAGAACTTGAAACGGTGTTGCTCATATAAACGTCAATTCCGTAAAGTGAGCCAACCATTCCGCTTCTCAAGCCACGATTTCCTTCGCCTACTGCATCATTACGAATAAAGTATTGAGCAATACCGCCTGAAGGATTTAGAATATCTGCAAATAAAGTTGGGTTAACAACCATTGAACATTCTCCATCCATATAAGGAATATCATTTTCACCTAGTGTAGCTAAAACTGATTCAAAAACTCCAGCTGTCAACGTATTGTCACCAGAAAGGTCTTGAGATTGATTTAAGCCATCAAGTTCAGCCCAAATATCTGCATCAACTTGACGAGCAAGAGCTTCGCCCATCATGCGACTATATTTAGCTACTAAATCAGCTTCGCTTTGAATTAAAGCTATGTCTTCAAATAACTTTGCGACATATTTATGTTTATTGAGAGCTAACTGTGTAGTAGTGGTTGCTGTTGCGTCATAAGCTACGTCTGCACCAGCAGATTTTGCTGTAGCTGTAATAATACTCATTTCTGGTACATTAATAGCATCTCCATAACCCTTGCCAGAAACAAGAGCTGAATAATCATCAACTAAACCACGAAAAACAGTTTTTCTATCAAAATATTTATAAATTCCATCCGCCCAAATTTCGGGGATGAAATATTGTTCAGTAGTAACCGTTGCGGCACTACCATCATAATGTGTTGCCATTATATTCTCCTAAATTTATTTTCTCATATAAGTCTGCAAAACTCTATTCCAGTTCTTACGCCTTTCATCGTCTGGCATATTCACCCAATCCTTTGGAGTTTCCCCCTCGTTGATTGCACCGGGAACATCAGGAACATTTTTACGTTGTTCCTTTGATAGTTTTGCGACTAACATTTCTAATTGTATAAGAGGAAGGTCTCCGAATGCCTTTTTATCTTCATCAGATAATTCTGAGGTTAGCATATCTCTACGCAATCCTTGGTATTCGCTCTTATCTTTATTATCTTGAGAAAGTTTTTCTATGGCTTTGTCTTTTTCAACAAGCAACTCCTGATACTTACCTTCTTCTTGGAGTTTTTTCTGTCTTACAGATTCTTGTTCTTTTACAAGACCATCAAACTTATCCTCAAGTTCCCTATATTTATCATTAACCTCACTAAATCTGCTATAAGGAACAGAATTATTAGGCACATTTTCTGTAGCTTCTGTGCTATCTTGTTTTACGTCTTCGTTGACTACAGGTTTTACAACTTCCTGTTGTTGATTATCCATTTTACCTCCGTATGAGTTTTATTATTATTTTGAATTGCCAAAATATTTGGTTAAAACTTAAATTAGTAATTAATATTTGTGCAATCATAAATTAAAAACAATTATTGAATACGTCACAAACACACGATTTTAAGAGGAAATGGTTTCAATACATCGGGTATAATCCACACGATGGGCAGAAAAGATTACATTTTCCAAATAAGGATTCCGCATCGTTTTTTGTGAACATCTGCGGAAGAAGATATGGTAAGACAACAGCCGCATTTCGTGAAGCAGAGTTTATAGCGGCACAACCTAATAAAAAGGTTTGGTTAGTTGGGTTATCATATAAGAAATCTCGGTTAATGTTCCGAGAAGTTTGGCAAGATATGGTTGTAGGACATGAGAATGATATTGCAAGTGCAAGCGAAAAAGAACAGTTTATTAAATTTAAATGGGGCTCTGTAGTGGAGGGAATGTCGGCGGATAATCCTTCAAGTTTGGTCGGTGAAGGTTTAGACCTATTGATTGTGGATGAAGCCGCCAAGATGCCACGCAGAGTATGGGATATGTATTTATCCCCAACTTTGTCCGATAGAAAAGGGAAAGCGATATTCATAACCACGCCACAGGGCTATAACTGGGTATACGATTTGTATTTACTCGGTAAAACTGACCCGAAGTGGTACTCTCTGCAATCACCCTCATGGACTAATACACACGCTTTCCCTCTCGGACAAAAAGACCCTTTTATTCAAGAAAGAAAAAGAAATTTAGCAAAAGAAATATTTGACCAAGAGTATGGTGGAGAATTTTCTACATTTGAAGGTAGGGTATATCCCTTTAAAAGAGAATTGGATTGCGGAACATTTCCTTACAACCCAAATTTACCTACATATTGCGTTATTGATTTTGGATATAGAATGCCAGCCGTTTTATGGATGCAAACATATACCGCTGGTGGAATCAATCATATTAATATCATTGATGAGGTTATTCATAAAAGAAATATCGCTACAGATGCGTTAGCTAAGAAAGTTAAAGCAAAACCTTATTCTGTGCTCGTATATTTCGGAGACCCAGCTGGTTCCAATGTTCAAGGACAGTCTGGATTAGGAGATATTGAGATTTTTAGGAGAAATGGCATGGCTATACGTTTTAAAAAGGACAAATTGAGCAGAAACATAGCTTCGGGAGTAAGCCATGTTAGAGGATTTTTTGAGAGTGCTGATAAAATAAGACGAGTGCACGTTGATGAAAAATGCACAGGAATAATGGAGGATTTTGAAAATTATCGCTATCCAGAGGCTGTAGAGGGTAAACACTTACAAGCTGACCCATTAAAAGATGGTTATCATGACCACGGATGTGATGCGTTTAGATATTTTATAATAAATCGCTTCCCAATCAAACAAAGAGAAATTATAACAGTAAAAAGGTAATATTATGGAATTTATACCGTTAACCCCAGCGGAGATTGTCGCTAGTTCACTAAAAGAGTTTAAAATGCTTCAATCAAGAGCTAGGAGGGAGCAAGTTAGAAAATATTTAAACTACTATACAGGTACTTCGACTACGCAGTACATAGATGACTATTTTGGAGAGTCATTTAGCGAAATACCTCCTTATGAAGCGAATTTTACTAAGAAATTCATCAATAAGGTTAGTAGAATCTATACAATTGGTGCACAACGCAATGTCAATGGAAAATATGACGAACTTACCGAAGGTAAGGATGTTATGATGAAGCATTTGGAAAGAATGACTCGTTTGGTTGGTTCTATTGCAGTTCGAGTGATGTATAATCCAGAATTGGAGCGTTTTGAGTATAGACCTGTCTATTATTTTGACCCATACTTCGGAAACGACCCATTCAATCCACAAGCAATTGTATATCCAATGAATCTTCCTGTAAACGACCCAGAAGATGCAAGAAAATTGCAATTTGCTTTTTTTGATAGTAATAATTTTAAAATTTATGATGCAGAAGGGGCGGTTTTACATAGTGAGCCGCATAATTACGGTACATTGCCTTTTGTTTTCTTACATAGAGAAAATCAGATAGATTCTTTTTATGTTGAGGGTAGCTCAGACATTATTAATGCAAATGAGCACGTCAACATTACAATGACCGAGATGCAACTTGGTTTACGTTTCCAGATGTTTGGTCAGCCGTGGACAAACCTTGAATCTGACAAGCCAGTATCTAGAACAGGAAGTGATGAGATACTGATGCTTGGTGATGGAGGTTCGTACAATATAGCGTCACCCGGTGGTGATATTCAGAGTGTTATTGACAATGTCAAGTTTCAAATAGAAATGGTAGCACAGAACCACCACTTATGGGTAACATGGGCAGAAACTGGTGGAGAAGTACCATCTGGAATTAGCTTGATGATTAAAGACCTAGAACGACACGAGGATTTCGTGGATGATATTGAATTGTGGCGTGTCTATGAAAAAAATCTATATCAAGTAGAAAAAGCCATTGCAGAGTACAACTCTATCAATCTGCCAGATAAATTTGCTGTAGATTTTGGAGAAGTTGAGTATCCAATGACAGTTCAAGACCAGATTATGAGAGATGAATTTGATTTATCTCATAATTTGACTACGGAAGCAAAACTTATGGTAAGAGACAACAAAGACCTCTCATTAAAAGAGGCTCAAAAATCAATAGACGATAATCGAGGAGTAAATGAGCAAGGAAACCAACAAGGACTCTTTAATCAACTTCGCCAAGGAACTTGATAAATTAAACGATGTTAATATTACCCTAAAGGGTAATATAGAAGCTATTTTGGATGACCCATTGGCTTGGGCGGAAGAACAAGCGGTAAATGCAGTCGGTCAAAACTTGGAACGATTGATTGATGCGAGAGAACTCGGAGAAAAATTTATGAAGGATATATCATGATAGATATGCGAGCAGAATTAGAAAGTTTACCTGAAACTATTGATGAAGAATTAGAAGCTTTATATTTACAACACGCTTCAGAGTGTGCTGATTTAAATAAACGAATGATTAAAAAAGGATTAAATAGCGGAACAGACATACATGGAGACCCTTTTGTTCCACTAAAATATAGCACAAAAAAAAGAAGAAAAAATCAAGGCTATTCACAATCACCGCCTTTAAAAGCTTCTGGAGATTTATATAGGGGAATTAGAAAAAGAGGTCAATTTGTATTTGATACTGCAAGAAGTAAAAAAGGGGAATTTTATGGCACATTTCACAATGAAGGGTTTACACATCACATTTCTGGTAAGCCTGTTCCAGACACTGCTCCATTTAAAAGAGAATTTTTTGGCACACCTGATGATTTTTTTGAAAGTGCTGAGTATAAAGTATTAGATAAAAAATTACAAAAAGAAACAAATGCTTTATTAAAAAGTCGCAAAAAGAAAAAGAGAATTTAAGTATGGAGACTTTGTTTATAAGTTATGGCTGATGAAAAAGACAGATTTTCAAAGCTTGATAGACGAGATAGAGAAATTGTTAGATG